CCGCTCCCCCGACCTCGACCTCATCAACACCAAACTCGTCGAGGCCTTCAACACCCCAGACTCCCGGCTGATCATCTCCATGCCACCCCAGCGCGGCAAGTCCGAACTCTGCTCCCACTGGTTCCCCGTCTGGGCCCTCACACAACGCCCCGAAGCCCGCATCACCCTGGCCTCCTACCAAGCCAACATCGCCCGCACCTTCGGCCGAAAAGTCCGCGACGAGTTCGTCGACCACGGCGACATCCTCGGCCACCAGGTACGTTCCGACGTGTCCTCCCAAAACGAATGGCTGCTTGCCGGCACAAATGGAGGCATGTTCACCGCCGGTGTCGGCGGGTCCCTCACCTCCAAGCCGTCGGACCTCATGATCATCGACGACCCGGTCAAGGGCCACGCCGAAGCGAACTCCCCCACCTACCAGGAAAAGACCTGGTCATGGTGGACCGGAACCGCGCTCTCCCGCCTCGCCACCGGCGCACGTGGCGCCCCCGTGATCATGGTCCTCACCCGCTGGTCTGAGAACGACCTCGCCGGAAAGGTCATGGAACACGACCCCGGCGAATGGGATTTCGTGCGCATCCCCGCACAGGCCGACCACGACCCCGACGCCGGCGAAACCGACCCCCTAGGCCGTGAACCTGGCGAATGGATGCGCGACGTCCGCGGCACCACCGACGCCCAGTGGGAGAAGCGGAAAGCACAGTCCGGACCGTACACGTGGGCGGCCCTTTACCAGGGCAAGCCTGCGCCGCCCGAGGGCGGCGTCTTCCCCCATACGGTCCCCGACTACGACACCCCCATGTGGACGGAGAACGTCAACGGGGCCCGCACCGTCCCCGGTGTCGGGGCCCGCCCTGACCACGAACTCATCCAGTCGTGGGACCTGTCCGTGAAGGACACCCCATCCGCCGACTTCACGGTGGGTCAGGTGTGGTTGCGGATCAGCGGGAACGTCTACCTGCTCGACCAGGTGCGGGAACGCATGGATTTCAACGCGCAGGTGCAGGCCATAGAGGCAATGTCCGCGAAGTGGCCGCAGGCCGCCGCGAAGTTCGTCGAGGACAAGGCCAACGGTTCCGCGCTGATCGCCCTGCTCCGTGGGCGCATCCCCGGCCTGATCCCCGTGGAACCTGCCGGCGGGAAGGTCGAGCGGGCGTTGGCCGTGTCCCCGTTCATGCACTCCCGGAACGTGTACCTGCCGAAGCCTGCTCTGCTGCCGAACGTGAAGGAACTCCACTCGGAGATCGTGAACTTCCCGAACTCGGCGCACGACGACACAGTCGATGCACTCACTCAGGCGCTCAACCAGCTGCTGCTGAACCCGATCACCGGGCACGGGAACCCCCTCGATGAGGTGGACCCGGGCGACTGGCGTGACGACTACTAACCCACCGGAAAGGGGGGGCCGATGACCAGCACTGACCCGGCCGGTATCCCTGACATGACTGAGGGTGGGGCGTTCGTGGACGCTGAAACGCTCGCCGTCGAGCGGGCCAACATGCAGCTCGCCGTCGAACGGGCCGAAGAATCACTCCGGGACCTCCAACGTGAGGACCGTGGATGGGCGCTCATCGGTGCCGGGAACACGGATGCGCCCGCACACGCCACACTGCTGGGCAACGCCGACCTGGTGCGGGGGTTCGCGGACTCCCACCCGATGTTCGTGCGTGCGAAGACCGTTCGTGCCGCCTACGTGTTCGGTGAGGGTGTGACCATCACCGGGTACGTGGACGGCGTGGACAAGGCCACCACCCTGGTCGATGATGTGGTCCGCGAGTTCGTCGAGGACGCCGGCAACACGGCCGCCTGGTTCGGGCACACCGCTGCGATCGAACGTGAGCATGACCTGTTCTCGGATGGGAACCTGTTCGCCGGCCACTGGGTGAACCCCCGCACCGGGGACGTGCGCGTCCGGGTGATCCCGTTCAACGAGATCACCCAGATCCGCACCGCCCCCGGCGACTATGCGACCCCACACCTCTACCTCCGCCAATGGTCCGAGGGGACCCGCCAGTTCAAGGCGTGGTTGCCGGACCTGGACTACGACCCCGCCGCGAAGCCCATCAGGGTTGACGGTGTGCCCGTGCTCTGGCCGGGCCGCACCTACCCGGGCCTCGGCAACGGCTGCGCGGTCCTCCGTGTCCGGGTCAACCCCGTGGGCCGGTCCGCCGTGTGGGGGGTCGGCGACGGATGGTCCGCCCTCACCTGGATCCGCCGCTACAGTGCGTTCCTCCAGGACACCCAGGCCCTCTACGAGGCGCTGACGAAGATCGCCCGGTACGTGTCCTCCAAGGGCAACCCGGCAGCGACCGCCCGTGCCGCCGCGCAGGCCACCCTCGGCCCCGCCGGCGGCACCATGTACGGTGACGCCGGGTCCAGCATCAGCACCCCCTCTTTCCAGGGTGTGGACCCGTCCCTGGGTCGCCCCTACGCGGCCATGGTCGCCGCCGGTGTCGGCCTGCCCGTGACGGTGCTCACCGCTGACCCCGGTCAGGAAGGTGCCCGTGCCGTCGCGGAAACCCTGGACCGGCCCATGCGGCTGGCATTCCAGGCCAGGCAGCGGGTCTGGGCAGACGCCTACCGGGCGTCCATCATGTTCAAGCTGCGCATGTGCGTCGAAGCCCCCAACCACCCGCTCAAGGGGACGGTCCGGCAGGTCGGGGACCGCAAGATCGTCGACTGGCCGCAAGGCCAGGAACCGGTCATCGACGTGATCTTCCCCGACATCCAGGACGACAACCTGGGGGCCGCGGTCGAGGCCGTGTCGAAGGCGGCTGGCACGAACACGCTGCACCCGCTCACCATCGCCCGCCTACTCCTCACCGTCCTCGAAGTCGAAGACGTTGAAGGCGAGCTCGAACGCATCACCGGTGAAGACGGGGAATGGGTGGACCCCCAGGTGTCCACGGCGATGGCCGCTGGCCTGGATGCTGCCCGCCGTGCCCGACAGGGAGATGACCTGTGACCGAGACCCCGCAGGTCGTGCAGATCGCCCGCCAGGGCCGCGCCCACACAGTGGAGGTCACCGACCAGGTGACCCTTGACCTCGCGAAAGCGTGGGTGCGGGCCTGGGACGCGCTCTCACCGGAGTTCGAGGCCGCCCTGGCCCGCCTGGAAGACGCCCAACCTGGGGATGTGATCGCCGCCGGACAGATGGCCCGTGACCGGCGTATCATGCAGGCGTTGGCCCGCGCCCAGGACGCCCTCGATGACCTGGCCGCGACCACGCATGCGGCGGTGTCCGCGGACATCACCCCCATCGTGCTCGCCGCCGCTGACACCCACTATGAGCAGCTGGCCGCGCAACTCCCCGAGGGTGCACCCGGCCGGCTCGGCATGGGTGTGTTGGACCCGGCAGCGGTGGACGAGATCGTGGCCCGCACCGTGGACCGGATCGAGGCCGCAACCCTGGCCCTACCCGTGGTCACCGCCGAGCTCATGAAGGCCGAACTGATCCGTGGGGTCACCGTGGGCGCGAACCCGCGTGCCGTGGCGAGGCAGATCATGGCCCGCACCCAAGGCCAGTTCATGGGCGGGTTGGCGAGGGCGGAGCGGATCGCCCGCACCGAAATGCTCGACAGTCATAGGCGGGCTGACCAGGCCATGGCCGAACGCAACGCGAACGTGATCGCGGCGGCGGTGTGGGTTGCCACCCTGGACCGCCGCACCTGCCCGTCCTGCCTGGCGAAGCACGGTGACGAATACCCGCCCGACACGTTCGGCCCCGAGGACCACGTCCAGGGCCGGTGCACGTTCGTGTACCGCACCAAGACCGCTGCGGAACTCGGGTTCGTTGGGGTCAAGGAGCCCCCGCCCACGGATTACAAGGGGCAGCGGGACGCCTGGTTCGACAACCTCACCGAGGACTCGCAGGACGCGATCCTCGGGAAGGGGCGGGCGGACTTCCTGCGGGCCGGTGGTGACTGGTCGGCGTTGTCCACGCGCCGGGAAAACCCGGAATGGCGGGCTCACCACGTGTCAACCCCTGTCCGGGACCTCCCCACGGGGTGACCACAACCCGGTCACACCACAGGCCCGGCATTCCTGCCAGACCAGGGACGGCCCGGACAGGGACAAGTGCGCGCCGGTGAGCACCCACTGGTGCCCATCAGCCGCCACACACTCACCCATGCCACCAAGTCTAGGAGGCCACCGTGACCGTTAAGCGTGTCACCGAGGCCGTCACCGCGACGGCCACACCGAAGGGCCCCGGGCGGGTCCTGCTGACCATCATCACCCCCGGGCAGGGGTCGTCCGGGTATTACACCCCGGAGGTCCTGGAGCGGGCCGCCACCGAGAAGGTGTTCCCGCGGGGCACGCTCGGACTCGTTGACCACCCGACCGCCACCGAGGGTATGGAACGCCCCGAAGGGTCCCTGCACAACCTCGCGCTGGTCCTCACGGAGGACGCCCGCTGGGACGGTGAAGCCCTGGTGGCCGAGGCCCGCGTGCGCTCCACCTACCGGGACATCGTGGACGAGTTCCACGACTTCATCGGCGTGTCCATCAGCGCAGCCGCCGAGATCGGTGACGGCGGTGTGATCGAGCGTCTCATCCCTGACCCGTTCAATAGGATCGATCTGGTGAGTGTCCCCGGTCGTGGTGGCAGGGTCGCCGCCGTCCTGGAGTCCGCCCGCGCACGTGAGGCGATGGCCTCCGACCTGGTCACCCGCCTACAGGCCGCTCTCCGGGCCGCCGACGTCGGCTACTACGTGGACCACGACGAGCAGTACGTGATCTACGAGCCGTGGGGCACCACCCCCACGAACCTCGTGCGCGCCACCTACGACGCCGACGAGCCTATCCCCACGCTCGGCACCCCCGAGCCCGTCACCCGAACCGTGACCTACAAC